CATAACCTTGCCATGGTTAGGGTCGCGAGTTCGAACCTCGTTTCCCGCTCCAAATGAAGGAAAGAATATCTTGAGGCTGTTCTTTTTTCTTTTTGCCCCCCTAAGATCTCGTTTTTGTTCCCAAGTTGTTCACGTATTGTCTACTAGTTCAGATCTTTAAGTTTCATTTTGTATAATCTCAATTCACAGCTTTGTCGCCGTGATTTAATAATATAAACAAAGTATAAAGTGATATTTTTTACAAACAATGTAAATAATTGCATGAAAAACAAAGGAATAATGTATAGATAAGACGCTGATTTTAGATATGAAAAAAGCACCTAAAAGGTGCTGTGGCGGTGAGAACGACCACCATTTTTTGCAAATTACTTTTTGATTTATAATTAAATCTAGCATATAAGATGCCTTGTGTGGCGTATATGTGGCGGTGGATCCCACGTGATTCAGCACACTCATTTTTCTCTATTATCACACATTTAAGGCAGTATCTCTACTGCCTTAAACTCACTTCTTTAAGATCGTATCTACAATAAAACGACTTGTATTCTTACCAGCTTGTTTTGCAAGTTCCTTGATTTGTTCCATTTCACTGTGAGTACAACCAATTACGATACGACCATCCTTTTTAAGCTCATCTGCTTTGTATGGTCCTGTAGTTCCTGCAGGACGTCCTGCACCTGATCGCTTACCGCCCCATGACTTTTCTTTATTATCCATTAGAAGAACTTCTCCATAATAGTTTCAATCAGTTGAATAATTTGCAACAGTAGTATTAAAGCCATCATGATCTCTAAACGATTAAAACTTTTCATTTGTCAAAACTCCAAATATAACTTAAAATTTTAAGTACCCCTTAGAGCTCCAATCTAAGGGGGAATTTATTAGAAGAAGTGGTTAAAGATAAAATCTAATGTTTGTATGATTAAGCTTAACAGCATTATGATTTCTATCTTTGACCATTTACGTTTGCACGATTGCTTACGTTTCTTTTTCATATGCCCTCCTTATGTTTCTTATTATATATCTTGAATTAAATATGTCAATAAATATATCATAATTATGGAAATATTTTTTAAAATATGTTTGCAAAAAATTGGAAACTTAATCTAATATTCGTATCCAAGAACTTATGGAGTGGGTAACATCATGGCATTAAATTCTTTTGGCAAGTTCATAAGGAAATATCGTATAGATCATTCCTTGTTACTAAAAAATATGGCTGACAAGTTAAATATTGGTTCTGCTTATTTATCAGGAATGGAAACAGGTGCAAAGCCAATACCTTCTGATATGGCGGATAAAATATCTAATGCATACGGCTTTGATGAAGTTTCAAAAGCTGACTTGCAACGTTCTATTGATGAATCTCAAACCTTTGTTAAGGTTAAAACAAATAATGATCCTTTAAATCAGCAATTGGTAGCTGCATTTGCAAGGAGTATCGATTCAATGTCTAGTGATGATAAGAAGAAGATTTTGGAGATTGTGAATGGGAATAAATAACCGAAAAGATGGTTTTGAAGTTGCACCTTTATCAATAAAACAAATTCAGAGGGCATCTGACGCAACAAGGGAGTTTGCAAAGCAGTTAGGTTTTGTAAACGAAGATGGTCGCATTGATATTGTTCGTTTGCTTGAGTTAGGAAATCTTGATGTTGCTTGTGGAGATAAAAACTCACAATTAGAGCTATCTGTCGTTCCCGATGAATTGTTGCCTAAAGCTGAAGCCAAAACCTATCCTAATGGCGTTATTGAGATAAGAGAATCTGTTTACAATAGCGCTACCAGTAACGATCCAAGATCTCGTTTTACTCTTGCGCATGAGTTATTTCATGCATTAGCTCACTGTTCTCAAATAACATACTGCAGAAATACTTCTTCTAATACCAAGATTTACTGTAATAGTGAATGGCAAGCTGATACTTTTGCAGGCAATCTGCTATTACCGGATGAGCTGATAGAACGATACAAAGCGCTAGATGAGCAAACACTCTCTTCAATGTTAGGTGTAAGCGTAGCATGTATCAAAGTTAGAAAGAAAAAATATTATTCAAATTAAAAGCTCTAGTTCTGTTGGAGCAAAACTAGAGCCTTATAGGTCAGGTTTAGCTTAGAGCTCACTACCTGGACCGACATTAAGAAGATATCCTAATGTGAACATAGAACACTCGCATTATAAATTTCTTCTTAATGAATTTCAAATGTGGGCTCGCAATAAAAGGACATTTACATGCCTAAATGTTTAAAGAGTTGCGAGATCTCTCAAAATACTCCCAACGAAACTGATTTTGTCTTTTGTCGATTTATTAGACGGAATGGCAAAATCATATACCCTAAGAATGCAAAATTCTTTAAATTCCCAAGACAAAGCAAAGGAGTAAGATATGGCCACTAATACAAATAAATGCTATCGAAAAGGTGCAATAAAGGATCGTACACAAACTTACAATCCTAAAAATTATACCTTTGTAAAGAGAGATGCTGTTTCAGGTCAATTTATGGATGTGAAACAAGATGGTTCACCTTTCAAGGGCGTTGCTAAAGAAATTGACCATAGACGTAAAAGATAAAGCTGTAGCATAAAGCTTATCTACAAAGCCCTCTAACAGAGGGCTTTCTTTAGCAAACATCTCTAAGCACTAACCACAAGTGCACCTTTCTTAACTTTAGTAGTATTAAATCTCTTTAATCTTTGGCAGCTTACTTCAGGAGCTGTAGCTGACTCATAAAGACGAGCTAGAGGAAGATCTTGGATAGTACATACCAGTGCTGCAAGCTGAGACTGTAGCTTAGTAACCTTTCTGAAAACCTGTAAGACATCTGGCTTAAACATATCATGGAAGTAGATCATGTGATCAATTGCATTAGCCTCATCCTCAGTGATGGTTAATCTATCATCTGCCTTTGGCTGCTTGTCTGTAGTATCTGTAGATTTATTGAGCGCGATAGCATAGCCTTGCTTAAATGCACGTTGGGCAATATTAACAGCTGCAACTAAAGCCTCATCTGAGATGTTGTACTTCTGGCATAAGTCAGTAAGCTGCTTTACATACCAGCAGCGCTTTTGAGATTCAGCCTCAGCCTCATGATCATCTACATGAGTGTTATTTGCAACATAGGAACCTTGAGCGCGAATTGAAGGTAATACATCATTGCAGATCCATTGTCTGAACTCACGGGCGATCTTAGAATTACTTCTCATCATTACGAAGTAGAGCTGAGGCTCGGTGATCATGGTGAACTCTTTTATTCCGTAGCCTGTGTCAAAGCTGGCTACATTCAATGTAGGTAGTTCAAACTCTTTTTTTATCTGATCCACTGCATGTGTAGGATTCTGTAAATTAAGTGATTTGCACACATCAGCCAGGCAAAAGAGAACTTCGCCTTTATCGTTCTGTTCAACACGGATGTTTGAGTTATGGAAGTTGTATGAAGTTAGATTTGAATTAGACATGATAATGTCTCCTTTGTATATATTTCTTAATTAACCCATTCTTAGGTGGGTCGGTGGTGCTAAGAAACTCGTACAAAGGTCGAGCGGTGCTTATTCAGTATATTCACACCACACCACCATAGAGCAGATACAATAGGACTGAGCTTACTGTATGTTATATGGTGAGATTGACGTGTGTCGCCAAGTCAGCGCTTTGTATTGTCGTGTTTCTTAGGCACGGTAGCTTGTAGCTACATTTATAGTATAGCGCAAAAAATAAGAAAAGTGGAAGAGTTAATGCTGTTAACACATTATTCAATCCTTTAAATTACCTTAATCAAGATTAGCTAGCTTTCTTAATGCTTTTATCAAATTTTCGCTTATATCCTTTAAATTTTGAATAGACAAAGAGCAATACTTATACTGAGATGTTTGCAACTCTTCTAATCTGTCTATACGCTTGTTAAGCGCACAAACAGCTAACAATAAGAATAAAAGAATAACACCTAAGACAACCGCTAAGATTACTTCATACATCATTACAGCACACCGAAATAAACTAAGATAACTCTACCTATACCTAGTCCTAATGCTCCACCTATAGCAACTGATGCGATTGCTATAACCCAAGCTAAGGCTGTTCCTATTATTTCACCGATCTGTTCTATCATGTCATCTTCCATCACTAACTATTTAAGATATTTAAGATCAAAGTTAATCGAAAATGCAATAAATCATGAAACCTAGTAATTATCACCATGAACTATTGAAATAATTCTAAAATCAACTATTTTTCCCTCTTCATTTGTTCTTTTTTGAGCCATAACTCTTAAAGTATCAGTTTGATATTCACTCCTATTGGCGAAACTATCTAAATATTCATTTGTCTCAGACGAGAAGTTTATGTCTACAATAGACGCAGAAATAGGAGTTTTATCTCCATCAACATACAAAGAACAAACCCCGTTTTCTTTATCCAGCTTTTTCAAAACAATATTACATTCGACAGTTTCGGTTTTTGTATCAGAGTTTTTAAAAGATCTTTGAGTTATTACATCTGCATTAAACAATTCTTCATTTCCAATTTTAGCTTGGATAGAATTGCAGTTATTTTCAATTGTATTTAAAAAATCTTTACCTGGAGCTTTAAGCTTTGGGTAGTTTTTAAAGAACTTAATAGCTAAGTCATAACAAAGATCAATCGGAAGCTCTGATTTGCCATAGCAGTCTCTTATTGAGTTTACAAACTCATTATTTTTCTTATCCCTTTTTTCTTGTTCTAATTTAAGAACCTCATTTTCGATTTCAATTCTATTTATGTAACCTTTTTTCATGTACCTTTTCAAAAATAATGAAAACAAATTAATACTAGCTTGAACAAAAACACCAGACATGACCTGAATAGCAACATCTACTACAACAGAGCCCTTTTGTACATTTACACCGGTGAAAATCTTTACGTTATTATGGTTACCTGAAACCAATCCCCCTATATTAGATGAAAGTTTCGAAAAACCTTGAAGCGATTTTGCAAATGGGGCAAGTTCGATTACATGGTCGTTACATTGCATGCCTTCATAATGAAGTTTAATGAAAATTGTATTATCTTTAGAAAAATCCATAGCGTCCCCCCATGAAAATAAGTAAGAGTATTTTCCACTATGTAACATTTCTTGGTAAATGTTTGTAGATTTTGCTTTAAAACGAAACATTTTTTACCTCTAAGCTCCAGTACTACCAAATCCGCCATTACTCATCTTTAACCTCCACCCCAAAAGGCAACCAACACCCTGCGATTTTAATATCAAAATTTTTAGCCAAGTGATTAGTGGTAAAACCGTTTATAAAGCGCAATTCATTAGTATTCGTATCTACTTCCAGATTTGTAATTAAGATATGCTTAATGATGTTAGGTTTAGCTTTGTATCTAAGATATAAATCACTGCCAACGAAACAATAATGCTTTACACAATCTTTAGCTAAAAGTGCATCAACTTCTGCAATAGTCCTAAAAGGTCGATATCTATAAGTAACTTTTGTCTCTGTAGGCTCTGTTTTCTTTACTTTTTCTAATGGTAAAAAGTAGGTATAGTGACCACAGTAGTCATAACTACAACCAACTATAAAACGATAAATGTCACGACTTTTATTGATCGTATATAATGTATCAATATGACTTTTATTTTCGATGTAATCATCTAATTTTTCTATATGGTCAGCATAGTATCCCTTTTTGCCTATATATGCCTTTGCCTGTTCAGTGTCATCGAAACCAAACACATCTTCAATATCAAAATTCTTAAACTTCATACTATTCACCTTTTAACCAAACGGCTAACCAAATTGTGGGGGCGCATACTTCATGCTTTTCAATGTAGCTATACTCTTGTTAATCATTAGCAGAATTAAAGTATGAGAAAAACTCATCAATCTTTTTAACAGCATCAGGATCATTAACAAACTTATTAGCCCAATATAAGAGGTCACATTCTTCAGCTGAGAATTGACGAGGATCTTCGGCGAGGGTGTAATTCAAAGCTTTCTTAAAAGGCTCTATATCATTTGAGTATTTAATGGCTATTAGTGATTTTCCACGTTCCTTTGCCAGCTTATTCAGATAATCAAAATTGATTAAGATACTTGTAAGCTGTTTAACTGTCAGTTCAACCTTGATAAGGTTCTGTGATGTTTCATGTTCCATTGTTTTATTCCTTAGTTGGTTTATCATTTACGATTTATGAAAGCCATTTGTCCAGACAACTTTGTCAGATTGCTTAACAACAGGAAGAAACTTATCATTAAAGTAAGTCTCAATCTTGATCTTGCAATCACTTACAGCAGCCTGAAGAGCGACATCAGGTTTTAAGCCGTAATCTTTAATGTAAATTGCTTTTGTCTCAGCGCCATACACTCTCAAGATCAAGTCTTTTAAAGCTTGTTTTGCTTTATCATGAGCATCGTCAGGGGACAGCTTATTTACCTTAACTTCATAAAGCACACGCTCTTTTATAAAGTTATCCATCTCAACAGTTAAAAACTTCATACTGGGTCTTACTCTTTAGTAACTAATAAACTGTACTTCTCGATTAGATCATCTCTGTTGTATATACACAACAAGTCCTCCGACAGGCGAACCAAGCGAGAGACATCATCTTTGATAACAGCAACGGTAAACTCCTGCATATCGATATCCTGCTCTTGCCATGCTTTTAGGTCGCCTGATACCTCGTATTCCTCAACAAAACGAGCTATAGCATCATGCAGATTGCACTCTAAGCTATCCAGTCCAGGTACTTTAACTTTTAGCAAAGCTCCATGAGGAATAGGAGCGCGTAAGCGAACTTGAAAGAGAGACAGGCAATTATCCTTTTTAATAAAGTGAGCTCCGTCTAAATTCATTGACCAGAACTCGATATGTTTGCCTGCTAAGACGTCAATACCAATCTCAGGATCAGAACCATCAAATTCATCTTCAACGCTCTTAAGCCAAGCTTTAAGCTCACTTACTCTCATAGTTATGCCTTTGCTACAGTTGTCTTGTTTAAAGGATGATTGCCGTTAAGTTCAAAACGCTTTGCAGCATTTAAAAGACCTACACGAAACTTCACACGGTCAGTTCTATGCTCATCATCTTTTAGATCGCTGTACTTGTACTTAAGCTCATAAGCTTTTAATAAGCGCTTAAGGTTAAAGGCAACTGTGCCTTTATCAGCCTTTGTCTTATGGCATAACTCGTTAATCACAACAAACTCCACAGCATGGCTGTCATTTTCAAATACAGAAAGATTGGATTTGATATACTCATCATCAAAGCCCATAGCGCGAAGTAGCTTGTCGTATGTGCCTACTCTTACACCAAAGACATACTTTGCTTTATCTACATTGACCTTTGCCACAGGAATGGCTTGCTTTGCTGCATCAGCTCCTTTTGTTCCTGTTCTTGGTGAAACCTTTGCAGGTGTCTTAATCTCTGTCTCTGTCTTTTCATCTGCTTTAACCTCTGCTGAGCTTTGGCAGGCTTTCTCAATGCTCTTCTCATCTTTAATCTCAATCATTGGCTTTTTGTCTTCTTTCTTAGTATCTGTAGCCTTACTCTCTACAGTCTCAACGCGCTCTACTGTCTTGGTATCAGATTCAGCATCTTTAATCTCAGCTTTGTCCTTAGCTTCATTAGCTTTCTGTGCTTCAATTACACCTTTGGCAAAAGCCTGGGGTGTATCAGGATTAGCTTTATCAAGCTCTTTGTTGATCTCATCCATGGTTTTGCTCTCAGTTTCATAAGCATCAAGTGCGTTGTATGCCTCTAAGATCTCTTGAGGATTGTCTATATAAGACAGGACCTTTTTTATAACATTGGGAAAAGCACCATTCTTTAAAGCAATAAAAACAGCTCTAATATCTGTAGGCTGGGCTCCCATAAAAACAGCCTTGTACAAAAGATATGTATTAACAGGCTCATAAGGCTTTAATGTCTTATCAGTAAGTTTGATATCCAACATTGCTAAAGGTTCGTAACTGTTCTTAAACCAAACACCATATAATTTCTTCATCTTGTTAATCCTTGTTTACCCAATAAAAAACGCTTGCATAACCGTCTACTAAAGATCCACTGTCATCAGTCATTGGAAAAGCATGTATGCACTGGATATCTTTACTTTCAATCTTATTGTCGTTGATAAACATACATAGCTTCTTTTCAGCACTGTGTATATGTCTGTATGGTGAATATTCTGATTTTGGTTCTTCATCAAAGAAGATCTTGTGAACTAAAACTCTCATTTTTTAACTCATTCCTTGTGTGATTTAAGATAATCTTGTCTTTTTTTTAGAACCCAATCATCAATATCTGGTTCTATCCATACTCTTTGAGCATTACTTGAATTTGTTAATGGGAAAGATTCAGGAAAATCTGTCCAATCCAGTCTTAAGTGTCTCAAGAACGTCTGCGTGGTCATGTGTAGCTTCATGGCAACTTCTGTTTTATTAAGTAAATTCATATAAGTTCCTTATAAACTTGCTCAAAAAGCCTGAGGTTAGGAAAGTGAATGAACTTAAGAACCTAACCTCAGTAAATCTCACTGAGGAGATATTTTCATGTTTCTAACTTACTCACCATATTTAAGAGCGGATGAGCGCGCTCTTTCTGCTTGTTTCCGTTGCTACAGAAACTGTTCTAACATTGATGCCACCATGAAAAAGCTAAGATTATGAACATGCTTACGGTAATGTTTACCATCAGGTCATATAGCTTTTGTTTGAGCTTAGCTTTAGTCATATTGGTTACTCCTCAATGTCTGTTAGTCTTGAGCCTGTCACTAGAGCCCAAAGAATTTGTTTAATATGGTGTAAATCTCATCTTCATAGCTGTACAGGTAGATAGTTGCAGCACAGCATCCAATAAAACCAACACCTGCCATAAGGTCGCTTAATACAGACTTGGTCTCCTTACTTAGTTTCATTTATGAGGCTCTCCTGTTCTTTAGAATGACAGTTATCAATGAAAGCTTTCTTAAGTCTGTCAGCTTCAGCTAATACAAGCGACCTGTCATTTACATCATCAATAAGCTTTATTGCATAATTGCAATAGGAGATAAACTTGCTAGCAAAGCTGATACCTTTAGAATTGAACTGGTAATAGTTGACGCATATTGAGTGAAGAGCCTTGAAAGCCATTGCTGATTTGAGCTGTGGTCCTGTCCTAACCAACCCCCTGCAACATTTAAAGCCTTCCTGCTTGTCGAAGTATTGAGCGTTGAAGTTAACTCCTTCAAGTACAGTTTCTTCTTTGTCTTTTAGAAGCTCCCATGCACGGCATGCTGCAAGATCTTCAAGTACACCAATATCAAATGATGCAGGTATATTCTTGATTTGGTTGTAAGCTAACTGATGAACGCTCCACAACCACTGAGGATCAGTTGAGTGAATTACCTTAAGCGCAGCAGCTTTAACAGCCTTAGATACTGATGATCCAGGATCACATGCTCCATCAGCTTTCTTTTCAACAGGATCTTTTACAGGTACATCTTTAACAGGCTCTGTTGCAGTCTTTTTTGCTTCTTTAGCTGTAGCTTTAGGAGTTTTTACAGACTTTACAGGTGTACCTTTGTCTTGATCATGCTTGTCATTGGTATCGTCTGTAGGCTTCTTTGTCTCATGCTCTTTACCAAGATTTAAAACAGCGTCAGTGATCTTGTCCTCAATCTTTTGAGCTGTAACAATCATATTCACAGCATCAAGATAGGCGTTTTGTTTCTCATTAAGCTCTTTATTGATGTCTGTCTTTAGGCTCAAAGAAACTCTGTCAAAAAACTTAGATGCTAATTCTTTTGCGTTTTCAATCTCAGCGTTGAGTTTTCTATACTCGTTTGCTTTTAAAGTAAGAGTTGAGATCTGAATATCTGATACTTCGAGAGATAAATTTAGTGTTGCCATTTCAGAATACCTATAAATTATTAGTTTTAGCTAATCTTTATTAAAGATCTTAGTTAAAACTAACGAAATTGCAACAGGAAAAACTAAAGAATATTTTATAGTATTGAAAAATAAAGGAATTTAATTAAAGGAAAGCTGCTAAAATTTTGATGTGATTTAATAGAATTATTTACAAAACTGATGAATCAGATGCTTTGCGGTAAAGGTAATACAAGCGAATCGAAGTATGAGGATGCTTTGAGTGTTTTAGGTAAAACACCTAATGAAGTAATCTAAAATGTAAAAGCCAGTATCTTAGTACTGGCTTTTGTTATTTTATTGTTGCTCGGTTTTATCTTCTTTATTTTTGCCTGTTTTATTAGCTCTTGGCGCCAAATAAACTTTAGGTAATGTAATAAAAGCTGTTACACCAAAAAAGACTGCTGCTCCAGTTTTGTCCAAATAAAACAGCAAAGCAGCTAACAACATAAATAAAAAGCATAGAAAAGTACAGTATCTAAGAGCTTTGACATCGTAATCATAATCTCTACAAGAGATAAAATCTCTTTTATCAATAATACTTTTTCTAAGCTCATACGTTTGTTGCTGTTCTTTTTCCGCCATTGCCATTATTCTGTTTGGCAATGAAGAATCAACCTCAGAATATTGTTTCATTTCAGAAGGAGATGGAATTGGACCAGATCTAACTTCTTGGTGAGTTCTGATAAGAGCAACCTTTTGAGTTTTAGCTGAATTATCTTTATCTATTTGATTGTTATTAGTTGGCATTAGATAATTCCTTGGCAGCACGTCTTATTCTATTACCTACAGCAATAAAGTGACGTTGATAGCCTAGCTCTTCTTCTTTGTCTAGGTTTTCTTCAATACGATCTAATGAGGCTATATACTTAGCTTTGTTTAAATCAGATTGTCTATTCTTAGTTGTAATAAAGAAGCAACAACGGGCAATGCTTCTTAAAAATAGCATTAAATCCATCTTAGTTACCTCGCTGTTATTTGTGAACGTTTACTTTTGTCAACTATAAAAGATTAAAACTACAATGTCAAAGTTTGTTTACAACCCACCACTTCCCGACTTATCTATGACACGACCGATGATGCGGAAGTTGATCTCATCACCTTTGTGTATAGTTTCATCTGGGTATTGAGGGTTTTCGGAATGAATAATTAGATCGCCATTCATTAACTGTATTAGGCGCTTTACTCTTACTTCATCACCATAGACGATAGCGTAAACATGGTTATTATGTATGGGGCTTGTATCTGCCATATTTACTAAAATTCTATCATCGGGAAAAAGAATTGGCTCCATGCTGTCACCTGAGACAATAAATCTTTTACAATGCTCAGGATTCACACAAATACGCTGAAACCATGATCGGCGATACGTCGCAGGGACACACTCTGTCTGTTCTTCATAGGTAGGTTCACAGCCATTACCTGCAGCACATCTAACACCGTACTCTTTAATCTGCACATAATCATCTGATGGAGTTTCATCATCATCCAATGCAACTACAGGATCACCCTCAGGTTCACCTTTACCGGTGATGAGCCAATTAAGATTTAGATTTAAGGAACGACTTGCCTTGTAAGCTACAGTAGACATCAAATCTTTGGTTTTACCACTTGTCCATCCATTTACAGATGAAGATTTAACGCCACATTCTTCAGCAAGTCTAGATTGATTCTTACCACTCTTTTTTAAACCGTAGTTAATACGATCTGACAGTTGAGAAAAGTCAAACATACCTAACAACCCCACATTTTCTTTAGCTATATCTAATTGTAGGATATATTTTAGTAGTTATGCCTTGAATTTTTATTTAGTTAAAACTAACATAATATAGTGGCAAAATTTTGGATTTATGTAGATGAAAAGACGAAATTTAAAAGATCCGGTATTTACTCAAACTCTTATAGATGAGCTAGGCGGTCCTACAAAAGTAGGAATGATCTGCGGTATTAAAGCTCCTTCTGTATTGGGATGGTTAAAGAAAGGTATACCTCGCGGTTGGATGATGTACTTTAAGACTGAATATCCAAATCTACAGGTTTGGGCAAAAGAGCCTGACTGGAACAAAGAACCTTCTACCTTATCAAAGTAAGGAGAGTTATATGGACACAATTACCTCGTATGTATCAGATGATTTGATGCAGTTGGAATTAGCACCAGCTCCAAAGATTATCTTGGTTGCATTGTCTACTTTTAAGAATGGCTATTATTCAACAATGAATAACCTGGCTCTTAAGGTTAATATGCCCCGTAGAACTATACAACGCTCTTTAAAGACCTTAAAAGAGCGCGGTTACGTATACATTGACGAAACTGACGTAGGCAACATCAAGCTTTTAACTACCAACATCATGAAAGATGCTGAGAAAGTAATAGTTGAATCTATGCAGCCAACACTGCTTAAAAAGATGCAAAAGAAGTCAAAAGCCAAGAAAGTTGATCCTGTGGAAAACTCTTTAGAGCCTGTGGAAAACTCTGTTGAGAGGGTGACAAATAGTCACATGGGTGCGACAAATTGTCACAGGGGGTGCGACAATTTGTCACACTCCTATAATAAAGATCTAAATATAGATAAAAATAAATATATATATAGATCTGATCTTAATAGTAAGAAGCAAGGGGAAGTTTTTGAAAATCAGGCTCACGAGCTTGAACTTCAGGAACAGACTGTTGCTCTAAAGCCACAAAATCAAAAAGTCAGAATCGTCAAAAAGAACGTTCGTGGTATTGAGCTCTTTATCACCTATGATGAGCGCGGTGAGATGATCAACAGTGAGTTTGTTGATTATGAACATGCTTTTGACAATATCGATGAAAAGAACAACAAGAACGAGGTTATCACCTCAACTCTAAGACAGACCCTTAGTGATATTTACAAGCTGTCTGCATCAGACGTAGAGCAGTTAATCGAGAAGATGCACTCTTACTACGTCAAAGACGGTACATGGAGATATCAAAGAGGAAACCGCAAAGAGATCTCATTATCTCAGCTTACAAGACTATGTGTGTACTGGGTTAATAACCTCAGGAAAGCACGACAAAGAATTAAGCAGCAAAGTGACTGTGTTTACGAAGAGCCACTTACTGCACAACAAGATTCATGTACGTTGTCACAACCCACATCTTTAGCTAAAAACCGTGATAGTGACAGCGTGCATGGATGCCAAGACACAGGTAAGGCTCAAATGCAGATGCCTAGTGTGCTTACCAAGGAAATGCTTGCTAACAGCGAGTATATGTCAGCGCTTATAGCTCAATATGGCGCTGATGCAGTCAACAGACAGGTATGGAGAGGTGTTTTTTAATGTACGGTAAAGATTTCGATTATGACAACATTCCACCTGACAGAAGGTTGCCTATACCTCCTGAGGCTATTGAAGAGCCTAGTGAAAGTAACAAGTATGGCTCAATCTTTCTGTACAGAAAAGAATATCCAAACGAAAAGGTGGGTAAAGCCATTATCTTGGAATTTGAGACTACAGGCTTAGACAGGTTTAATGATGATCCTATCGAGTTAGGCTTTCTCAAAGTTACCTACTCTAAAGACGATGGTAAGATCTTTCAAATCACTGACAAGTATCAAGGATTTAAGCAGCCTAAAAAAGAAATCTCTCCAATGATTACTGATATCACAGGTATTACCAATGAGATGGTTGCAGGTGAGGATTTTAACTATGCAAAGATCTTTAAGCTGTTCTCTGATGTAAATCTTGTGATATCTCACAATGCTGCATTTGACTGTCCGTTCTTTGACAGAATCTTTAAAGACAGTGAACCAATGCGCAAGATACCTTGGGCTTGCTCAATGATTGGTATTGATTGGTTAGGTTATGGTTATAAATCATGTGGCCTTGTAAAAATCATTGCTCATAATCGTTTTATTTACAAAGCTCACAGAGCATTAAACGATGCTATGGCTCTTACTAACATGCTGGTGTTACAGCCACAGCTCTTTATTGATTTAAGACGTTCTGCTGCTAACAAGTTCACAGTACTGGCTGTACCTGAGAGCACACTTAAGAACAATGAGAAAGATCGTGAGACTATCTCAAAAATGGGATTTTTTAAAACACGTGATTCAAACGCTCTTATCAGAGTTATTACTCCAAATGTTAAAGCTAAAGCATTAGAGATCATCACAGGTAATACAAATCTCACATTGAAAGATCTTGTAATCATTCCAAATGTACCTGCAGATAAGGCTTTTAGAATGTACCAAATTGACGGAATTTAGGAGTGCTTATAAGTCGAGCGCGTAAGAAAGGTAAATGCTAACTAAGTACATCATAGAAGCAATACAGGATGGTTACTCATCTGATTTTTTAAGTCTTCTGCACAACTACGGTTTATGGGCACGATATTTTGGTGCTGTAGGGTATCACTGCCCTGCAACTGCCCATGAAGACTATATCATTGACGATGAGAGTGCACTTATTGTTGAAGCTTGTATGTGTTTGTTAAAGCAAACACGTCCTCAGGTGCATAAGCTACTCTCAATGTACTACATTCGAGGTCTTGATGAGTACGATATCCTGTCAGTTCTTAAAGAGCGCGTTACAGTTAAGCGTGTACGTCACAAAGACAGGTACGATGCTACTCCATATGACGACGCTGTACGCTATCTCACAGGGAGCGCGGTAAGAGACATAATTATCCTTGGTGAAAAGCTGGTACTTGATTATCTGCAGAAGGAGGTTAAGCATGAGAACGTTTAAGTATGACGGAACAGAGTACAGGTCTATGGCTGAATGCTGCAAAGCTCTGAATATTTCGTACCAGAAGGTAAGACGCTTATGTCGTCATTACAAACGCGCTCATGATGATCCTGCTCAGGCGGTTCGCTGGTGTCTTGGTGTGGATAAATTATCACATCTTGAACCTAAGACTGCTCAGTATGGACAGGATCTTGAGAAGAGCTACGACAGACAGGAAAGATTCAAAGACAGAATTTATCAAAAGTTTGTGGAGAGTTTTTGATTTGATGCTATACTTTTGATAAAGATTTGTTTATGGAGAAACAAATATGTTTAAGTTTGCAAAACTTACTAAATTTGCCTTCGAAACTTCTGATTTGCATACTCTTGGAATGGCTGTAGAGAAGAGAAACAAGCGAATGATTGATGAATTAAATTCAAATGATCAGGAGCCTTATGTTTTGGGTATAGGCAGGCATTTTGACAATGTAGGGTATTTAATCAGAAAAGCTGCTGACAAGGTTATTTCAGTTTCAAGTAAAAGGTAAGGATTGCAAATGTCTTCTTTAAGTGACAAAGATATTCTTGAGCTTATAAGATTAGGAAAATTAAACATTTCTCCTTTGCAAGTTTCAAACATTCAGCCAGGCAGTATCGATCTTACACTAGCTGATAGTATTGAACAGTTTAGTTTTGATAAAACAATTGATTTATCTGAATTAAGTAAGGATGATTTAAAAAGATCATCCAAAATTATTTCAATATCTGCTGGATATGAACTGAAACCAGGAGAGTTTGTAACAGGTCACTCATCTGAATTAATTTCTTTACCACAAGATGTCAACGGTTTAATTATGAACCGTAACAGTCTTGCAAAAGTTGGATTGAATGCTGCAATAAGCCAATACATCAATCCTGGCTTTCATGGTAACAAGATCATTGTAATTGCCAATATGGGGGCCACCCCAATTATTCTAAAGCCAGGTATCAGAATTTGTACTCTAGTTCTGTTTAGAATGTCGTCCACTTCGTATAGAGCCTATGATCAGCGACATGATACAACCTTTATAAAAGATCATATGACAGGTATGCGCTACACTGAATCAAAGCATATTGATGACAGTCTCTCAGATTTTATGAATGAGCGAATAAAAGAACTGGCAAAGATTGATTAAAATGTTTCCTTCAAAAATAAGAAAAGATCTTGAAGATTTCTTAATGCAAGATACTGGTTTTGTTCAAGATAAAATTAGGCTACTTGCTATTGCTGAACTTAAAAATAAATATAAAAAAGCAGGTAAAGAAGAGCATTATCTTTCCGAAATGGAAATAGATGTTTATATCGTTAAAAATAACAATGCATTAAAGCAAAAATGTAGAATTTTAGCTAACTCTGTTTCAGAAAAGATAATTCCTGAAAGCAACATTTCTTACCTGTTAAAAAATATTGGTTTCTGGTCAATATTTTTAGTTCCAATGATGTATGTAATTCCAACCAGATTGCTTGAAGAATTCAAAAAGGCAAGTATGGATGAATGGAATTACGATATGTTGCTGGCAGGTGGCTTTGGCTTTATTTTTCTAATTCTCTTTTTTATAGGCGCTATTTATTCAATCTTAAAAAAATAACCTCGTCAAGGTACTGTGACGGCATGGATTAAGGCGCGGGTGGCAAGACGCCAGGAAATTGACTAGCTACACAAAATTCTAAAATAGGGCCGCCATCTCCATAGCAGACTGCTTTAATCCTCTAAATTACTACTTTATTCTATAAATTTAAATAGATAAAAAGATCGTTTATTGATCGTTAACGGATCGTTTTTATGAAATAGACTTATAAACAATACAGTGGATTAGTGTGATTACAGGGTAAAAACACTGATTCAATGTATTACATACGAGATAATTTAGTGTGAAAAACCTGCCTTTTGGCAGGTTTTTTCGTATATGGAGAAAGGCAAATGTTGGATGATATATTGCAGTTGCCTTATTTCCATTTTATTCTTGCAGGAATTACAGGCGCACTAATAGCCTTCCTTCGTTCTACTCTACAGCAATATCCTCCTACAACCAAAGAGCGCGTATTAGATGCCATATTATGTGGTGCTGGTACATTGTCTATTACATGGCTTGCATGGAGGTTTGGCACCGAGAAGTTTAACTATAAAGATGCAATAGCGTATGCAATTCCACTTGGTTTCTTAGGCTCAGGTCATATTTTTGAGCTTATCTCTAAGAAATACCTTAAAGGAGCAACAAAATGAGAAACAAAATGTTGCACTTTGGAGCTTATGCTTTTGAATTTGGTTTTGCTTTAATAGCAGCTATTGCTGGCGTACCAATGGTATATGCAATCATAAGTGTGATCTGCTTTATCTGCATTTGTCTTTGGAGACGGTAATGAAAGCATGCCCTTTAGAGACAGTTGAACAACAGAGAGTGGTTGCATGGGCAGATCATCAAAAGATAGGAAATGACACTATTGGTCAGTTCTTATTTGCAATACCAAATGGTGGTTCAAGGCGTAAAACTACAGCAAAGTTCTCTCAAGAAGCTTATCGCATGAAACGTGAAGGCGTAAGAGCGGGTGTTCCTGATCTTATGTTTGCAGTTCCCAAGCAAGGTTACGCAGGTCTCTTTATAGAGATGAAGAGAGCTGTTAAAAGCATGTCTCATGTTTCTGATGAACAAAAAGTATGGCATGAGCGTTTAGCAAGAATTGGTTATAAGGTTGTCATCGCTTATGGCGCTGACGAAGCTATTCAATCTATATGTGAGTATCTAGGCTATGAGTATGCAAGCAAGTGATAATTGTAAGGATTTAATCAAGAGCTTTGAGACCTACTCAGAAAGTGCTTACAAAGCTACAGAGAATGAGAAGTACTACACCATCGGTTATGGTCATTATGGCCCAGATGTAAAAGTAAGTGATAAGTGGTCACTTACTAAAGCAGAAGCTGTATTCTCTCAAGATCTAAAAAAGTTTGAAAAACAGCTAGTTGCTTCATTAAATGCTGATGAGATTGAAGTTAATCAAAATCAGTTTGATGCGCTATTAAGCTTTACTTACAACTGCGGAATTACTCGATTAACTAATTCAAGCTTATGGAAGTCGTTAAAGAGTGGTGTTCCTAACTCTGATTTGTTTTTACAATACAAATCACAAGGTGGTAAGTATTTAGCAGGTCTCTTACGCAGACGAGTTGCTGAAATTTACTTGTTTGAAGGAGCGGATTGGCATGAAGGTAATGATCTTGTGCTTGAGTATGTTCGCATCAGACGAGCTAACAATATCATGTTAAAAAACACCAGACAGCAGACTATCGATGCTCAGGTTTATCTAAAAGTTGATCATTTAGATGGATTGTTGAGCTTTGTAGCTAAACATGAGTAATGAGTGGAATTTACAAGCTTGTGAGATTCAAGTTGTGGGCAAAACTCAAGGCCGGTGATGTTGAAGTTGAAGGTTTAACCAGGCGCAGAAAAGCAGAAGCTAAATTATTTCTTTCTTAGTATAAAAATGTCAAAAAGAAGTTCACAGAAATGTGTGCTTTTTTCGTTTCTGGAGTTTCCCAATGTTATCCATTAAGAATACATTGATTGCTGGTGCATTAGCTTTTGCTGTCGGTTTTCTGACCGGCTATTCGGCAAGAGACGATCAGGCAGAAATTGAACGTCTGAACGTTGCGAAATATGCACTGGAGCAAGAAAGAGCTAATCTGATTCAACAGCTGGAGGTTGAACATGAGCATCAGAAGACAGCGCAAATTAATGCAGCAAAAACGCAGGAAGACCTGGATGATCTTGAAAAGCGTTATGCTAGTGCTATCGATGAACTTAATGCTCTGCAGTTGCAGTTCACAGAGTACACCGATTCCGACACAGCAACACTGTCCCCAGATGCCTCCACTTCCTCAGCAGTATCACAAGGTAAATGTGGATGCAGTGGAAAAGACAAAAGAGCATTTCAGAAGTTACTTAATGACCAGATGATTGTTGCAAGGGACTGCGACATCAACGCTACTTACCTCAACAATCTGATTGAGTGGTATGGCATGATTTCTCAGAAGTTAAATGTAAAGGAATAAGTCAAATGAAACTTCTAACAATATGTTATACAGTGATTAAACTGGCTATTTATCCAGTCTTTTGTGCTGTCGTAAGTGTTGTGATTTACTCTTTATATAAAAATGGTCTTCCGGACCTAATTTCCTTAGCTTATTCTGGAGAAACAACTAACATTTATACTGTGCAGGTAGATTCCTTTTTGATAGTGCTATTTGTGGCATTATCATTCTTCTGTCTTGGAATTCTTGCTGTTGCTGTGTCTCGTCTTGTTTATGAATTTCTTGTTGTACGCTCTGTTCGTAAACTGTTTGACCGTATTGATAAATCTCAGAAATTCCATAAATAAGTCCGTTAATTGCAAGACCTATTAGAAGATCTTTAATAATTACCTGGTATAGAGGTTTAGGCTTTGTATTCTTTGCAACGACATTTAATTGATTGGATATATTCTTAAGTTCTGCTTTGATAGCAATAGGATCTAAATCTGCAAAACTAATCAGGGTTTGAGTTGATTCCTGTATTGATAACTTTTGCGTTGCATTATCAAAGTCTGTTTTGGATTTGTCGTCAAGAGATTCAACTTTTTCATAACCTTTAACAATACATTGAAAATCTTCTTTCTTTAACCGTTTTATTTCAGAACAGAGTTCATTCTGAGAATTGGTATCTAACGTATTGATGATTGAAGATATTGAAGAAAAGTATTTAGCATGTTGAGCAAACTGAACTGCAGCTTTAGCCAGGGAAGGAGAAACAAGTTCTTTTACAGACATAGCCAATTTTATCGATGGTTCCATGGCTAAGAATGTTGTTCTGAGAATAGTTTCAAACTCCTGAGAATAAAATATCTTGTTGGCTGAATAAACAGTTTTAGCGAGAGCCAACATGGTCGGATTATATAACTTATACATACTTTCAATGGCTTGCTGCAGGGCAGGATCAATGCTTAAGGTTAGATTGTTCTGATTCATAAAATATCCTTGTATATAAAACGTCTAAGCACAGATGATTGTTGCAGATTGTCTGTGCTTTCTAATTCTTAATATATGCCTAATTTATTTTTAAAACCATGTCAGTATCCCGGTTGTAGAAAGTATGCAGTTAAAGGTTCAGCATACTGTAGAGAACATCAAACAAAAGTATCAAATGAGTTTGATAAACATCGAGGATCTTCAAGAGAAAGAGGATATACAAGTAAATGGGAGAAGTTCAGAAAGACATTTCTTGCTGAGCATCCTCTATGCGTTGAATGTCTCAAACACGGCAGATTCAAACCAGCTACAGATGTTGATCATATAGTTCCTCACAAAGGCGACATGAATAAGTTCTGGAATTTAAAGAACTTACAGGCTTTATGTCATGAATGCCACAGCAGAAAGACAGCAATTGAAGACAGTAACTTTCTCAAGACCCGTAGGGGGAGTTAAAAAAGTTCATACACAAGAATGTAACCGCCCCGTTAGTTCTTTACACACGCGTGCAAAATGGGAGTAATTTACTTCTTGATTTATAAAAAAATTATTCAAGTGTATAAAAATAGGTAAAAAAAACAATGGCAAGACCAAGAAAACCAACTGCAATTAAAAAACTGCAGGGAACTTTACAGCCTTGTCGTACAAACTTTAATGAGCCTAAACCACAGACAGACATCAAACTTGTATCGGCTCCGTCATGGCTTAATGATGTAGCAAAGCAACATTGGAATTTTGCAATATCACAGATGCCGGACGGAATGGTTTCAAGCCTAGATTACACTGTTTTTGCGATGTGGGCTGACACAGTGTCTAAGATCCTTGAGTTAGAAGCGATACTTCAACATGAAGGTTTAATGCTTACTGATGAAGAGACGGGTAAGCGTATTGTTAATCCAGTGCTAAAACAGCAAAACGAGCTGAAATCTATTTTGAAGAATTATCTGACCGAGTTGGGGTTTACTCCTGCATCTCGTTCGAAAGTATCTATAACAAAGTCAGATTCAGATAACAAGAATGGCTTTCTTGATTTATAGGCTATGCAGAAACGTGATTATATCGCCATCGCTAATGGCTATATTAACGACGTACTGGCTAAGAAGCTCCCTGCTTGTCGTTATGTCATTGAAGCATGCAAGAGACAGAAGAACGATCTTAAAAGAAAACGCTGGCAGTATCACTTTGATGTAAATCTTGCATCAAGACCTTGTCGGTTTTCTGAAATGCTCTGTCACGTAAAAGCTGAAAAAGCTGGTCAAAAGATAGTACTTGAGCCATGGCAGATCTTTATTCTTACCACAGTATTCGGCTGGGTTGATGATAACAATCACAGGCGTTATCAGAGAGCATATATTGAAGTCCCAAGAGGTAACGGCAAGTCAACTTTATTAAGCTGCATCGGTTTATTCATGATGTGTGCTGACAATGAAAAGGGCGCTGACTGTTACTCATTTGCAACAACTCGCGATCAAGCAAAGATTGTTTTTAATGATGCTCAGGAAATGGCTCGTAAAAATCCTGATTTGCGTGCAGCATACGGATTGAATGTTCTAGCTCATTCACTAGTCATTCCTGGTACTAATTCGAAATTTGAAGCAAAGTCAGCTGATGGAAAGACCCTTGACGGTCTGAATACCCATTGTGCAATTATCGACGAACTTCATGCACATAAAACTCGTGAAGTGTATGACGTTGTCGAGACTTCAATCGGTAAGCGTACACAGCCAATTATGTGGATGATTACCACAGCAGGATTTCTGATTAACGGTATCTGCTACGAGATAAGACGGTACGTTGAAAAATTGTTAAATACTTCCGTTGTAGATGATACTCATTTCGGCATTATCTATACGATTGATGAAGGCGACGACTGGAGAGAAGAAAGCTCACTGCAAAAAGCTAATCCTAACTGGAATATATCAGTGATGCCCAAGGCGATATTATCGACTTTGCGCAAAGCCATGGAGAATCCCAGCTCAGAAAATAACTTCAAAACAAAGCACCTTGATATATGGTGCAACGCTGACACCGCTTTTCTGCAGATGAATAAATGGCGAAAAGCTATCAGAAAAGATGTAACTCTTGATGACTTTGAGGGATGTCACTGCATTTATGGCCTTGACCTTGCAGCTAAAACAGATATCACAGCTTTAGTGCGACTTTTCTGGAGAGAAGAGAATGATGGCAAAGTTCACTTCTATGTGTTTCCTGAGTTCTGGTTACCTGAAGATAGAATAAACAGTTCTACAAATTCACAATATCAAGGCTGGGTTAAACAGGACTTAATCCATGTCTCCGATGGTTCTATTAATGATTTAGAGCTTATTCAAGACTATATCAAAGAAGATGCCCAGCATTATGACACTTTAGCGATAGCTTTTGATCCTTGGCAGGCATATCAGTTAGCTTCTAACCTTGCTAATGAAGGTTTGACCATGGTTGAGATTAAGCCTACCGTTCAGAACTTCAGCGAAGCTATGAAAGAAATGCAGGCTTTGATTTATCAGAAACTGTTACACACTGATGGAAATCCTGTTCTTGAGTGGATGGCCTCGAACGTAGTCGCACATTTAGATGCCAAAGATAATATTTATCCAAGAAAAGAAAACCCAGAGAACAAAATTGATGGCATTGTAGCGTTAATCATGGCTTTACGACAGGCTATTTTTATGCAGGTTTCAACAGATTACCTTGAAGGCAGTTTAAATATCGACTTAGCTTATTAGATTTACAGGTAAAAAATATGAATGTTTTTAAATGGTTGACAAATTGGGGTGGCACTACAGGTGATCACTCAGGCTGGCAGAATAACAGCCCTATGGTGCCAATCGTTGAAGGAACAAATGCATATTCAACGGATATGGCTCTACAGATACCTACTGTATGGGCTTGTATTGATCTTTTAAGTCACACTATTGCATCTCTGCCTTGTGATGTATTTATTGTTGACGGTAAAGGTAATAAGAACGCTGATACCAAATGCAATCTTAATTATATTCTGTCAGAGTCACCAAACGCTGATATGACTCCGTATGAGTTCTTTTCTGCAATGGTTGTTAATTACTGTCTGCATGGTAATGCTTATGCGTTAATCTCCAGATGGACAGGAGACAAAAAAGGACAAGTAAAGGGCATATATCCTCTGTCTTCAGAGCAGATGCAGATTTACAGAGATCCTTCAAATGGTCAGTTAATTTATCGTTATCTTGATAAGAACGACCATTATCAGGACTATAAATCATCTGACATACTGCATTGGAAATGCATGGGTAACGGCATTACTGGCCTTAAGAAGTTAGATTTTATGAAGATTTCTTTGGCTGAATCTAACTTTGCTCAAAGAACTGCTGTATCAGTTTTCAACAAAAAAGGAAAAATGAGTGGCATTCTGACTACTCCTAAGATTTTAACCGACAAACAAAAAGGTGAAATTGCCGATCAATTTCAAAAGATGAGGAATGATGACAAGATACCTGTATTACCTGCAGATATGTCTTTTCAGCAACTAAGCCTTAATCCTGCCGAACAGCAATTATTAGATACACGTAAATTCAGTGTCGAAGAAATCTGTCGCTGGTTTGGAGTTCCATCTGCTCTTGTCAATTCAAGCGGTGGAGCACCAGGGTCAAACATTGAACAGGTTACGGCAAACTTTTACAAGTCAACCATTCTGCCCATGATTATAAGCCTTGAACAGGCAATCATGAAGCGTGTCCCATGTGTTGAAGAACGATACAACCATGCTGTTAAATTCCGTCTGTCATTTCTTAACCGTGCTAATGATGAGGCTCGCAGTCGCATTGCAGCAACTGCAGTGCAGAACGGCTGGAAGACACGTAATGAAGTCCGCGTTGAAGAAGGCTTACCACCAGTTAAAGACGGTGATACTTTGACAGCTCAGAGTAATTTATTTCCTCTTGAGCAGTTAGGCCAGGCTGATGCGTCTCAGGTATCACAGACACCAATTACAGAAAACCCTACTAAACAGTAAGGAGTAAATAAATGAAATTCAATAAGAGTGCCAAAGAGTCACAACTTGAAATCTCTGATGAAGGCATCATTGAAGGATATGCTTCAGTATTCAATGGAGTTGATTCGTACGGCGATACCATTGCGCCTAAAGCATTTGATCATGTAATTACAAAAGGCGACTTACCTACAATGCTGTATGGTCATGATCCAATGTCTGTGCCTATTGGCAAATGGACAGAGATGTCAGTTGATGATGTAGGCTTAAAAGTTAAAGGACAGCTGAATTTAAATAACGCTAAAGCAAAAGAAGTTTTTGACGCAATTAAGTTTGGCTCGCTGACCGGTTTATCAATCTGCTTTTCATGTTCCGAAGAAGGCTGTGAACAAAAAGATCCTGATGATTTGTATAGTGGTTGCTTAATTAAGGCAATTGACAGGCTTTATGAGATTTCAGTTGTAAATCTGCCTGCCGATGACAATGCAAGAATTTCAAGTTATAAGTCAGCAGATTTTAATGACTGTAATGATATTAAAGGTTTTGAGAAATGTCTGCGTGATGCTGGCTTTTCTCGCTCAAAGGCTAAAGAGATTATATCTGTAGCCAAACGTGTGCTAAATCAGTGTGATGCTGGCAGAGAAACACACGATCACGTAGACAATGACATTGATGAACGCATCAAGTCAATTTTCATGAAATACAGGAAATAAAAAATGGAAAATAACGATATTTTAAAGGGCCTTGAGACCATAGATGCAAAAATCGAGGATGTAATCTCCGATAATAAAGCGTCAAAATCAGCTATTGAGGCAGAGATTAAACGTATTGGTGATGAACAGGTAAAACTTGCAAAAGCTTTAGCCGATACAGCACAGAAATCTGTTGAAGTTCCAGCAGAGACAGCATCTCCTTCATTAGGTCAGGCATTTACCAAGTCTGCAGCATTTGAGAATTTTGGCAATAATCGTAAAGCATTATTTACTTTTGAAAAGAAAGCTGACACTAATGCTGCAACTTCAGATTATGGCAATATTCCAGCTTACAGAAAGCCTGGTATGGTCGTTTCTCCAGAAGCTCCATTGATTATTGAGAACTTATTCCCTCATGTGCCTGTAACATCGAATTCAGTTGAATACGTCAAGGAAGGTTCATTTACAAACAATGCTGCACTTGTAGCTGAAAAGAATGATAAACCTGAATCTGTATTCGGGGCTACTTCACTTGCAACTGCAAAGATTGTAACTATTGCCCACTGGACAAGAATCACAAATCAGCTTGCAGCAGACGCTCCAGCTTTGGCTGCTTATATTGAGCAGAAGATGCAGTACGGTTTACAGGCTCGTGTTGATTCTCAGCTCGTTACCGGTACAGGCGGTTCAACTGAACTTGAAGGTTTACTCCACGCTGGTAATTACAATGATCCTGTAACAGGCAAGCAGATTGTAGCTAAAGATTTTGCAGCAGATTCAACTCTGTTTGACTTCGTATTAAAGAATAAGGCAGAGCTTGAGGGTAGATACATTACTCCAGAAGTGATCCTGTTAAATCCATCTGATTGGACAAAGCTTGCAATGTTAAAAGACGGTCAGAAGCGTTACATCCTTGGTGGTCCTCAGTCTGTTGCCACTAAGTCATTATGGGGTATTCCTGTTGTAACTTCTGCATCTGTAACTGCCGGCAAGTATATCTTAGGCAACATCTCTTTAGGTGCCACTGTATACGACAGACAGGCTCTAAACGTTGCAATGTCAGATTCAGACAATGTTAACTTCACTCAGAACTTAATCACTATCAGAGTTGAGCGCCGTTTAGGCGTTGCTTACGAGATGCCACAGGCAATTAACGGTGGTGATTTTGCTATTCCTGCAACCGCATAATTTAGCTTGTAGTCAGCATTGGGGGCATATGCCCCCTTTTTTATAGGATTTTTTAATAATGTCTCTTTACACTCCAAGCCCAATAACTGATATCTCTCAGACTCCATGCACTCTTGAAGAGGCTAAAACTCAGTTAAGGGTTGATGATACATTTGAAGATGATCTTATTCGTAATTACATTATTGTAGCTACAGAACAGGCAGAGCAGATTTTACAGAGAGAAATTATTAAAAGATTCGATGATGAGGCTGTGTCAACTTTATCCCCAAATGGGGATATTCCATTAACTGTTAAGCAGTTTATTTTATGCCTTGTAGGCGATTTATACGCACACAGAGAGCTGTCAGAACAAGCTACATATAGTACCTTTCACAAGCACCTTCTTGACCCTTATATCAAATATATTCGAGAGGATGAGTAATGAGCGTATCAATTCCCACCGCTGGAGAGTTAAGGCACAGAGTCAGCATATATTCTCGAATTGATCATCCTGTTAACGGTCATGAAGTTGAGAGTATTGATGAGCTTATATGTACAGTGTTTTGCAAAATTGAACCTACAGGCTCAATGTATTTCAATAATATTCAGACAGAGAACAAAACTACACACCGTTTCTGGTTCCGTTCTGTTAAAGGAATGACAGATGCAAGAAGTTTAAGTCGAAGTATTCTGATAAAAGAAGGCGATATTACATATATTCCTATCAGGGTAACACAGTGCAATGGTCAGAACTTTTTTACCATGGTTGAAGCTCGTGAACTCGGTGATATTCAAAGCGAAACTGTAAATGCTAACAATATGGCAGGACTAGCAGATGGGTGAGTTCTTTCATATTGGTGTAAAAATGCCAAAAGGCCTTGATGTCATGGATTTTGACAGAAAAATCGTAATGACAGGTCTCAAAAAGGCATCCAAAATCGTACAGCAGCAGTCTAAAAAACTGATTTCATCAAAGGGCCCTTCAAAAGCTGGCGAATATCCCGGACGTAATACAGGACGTATGAGACGTCATGTTCGTATTAAAAATTCTAAAAGAAAAGATCATCTGTGGTCACGTGTACAAGTATCAACGATTGAAGACAGTTTCTTTTATCCTGCGGTTTTAAACTATGGTCGAAAAGACGGACGACTTAAACCAAGAAAAAACTTCATTGAAACAGCAACAACCCAAAACGAAAAACAAATAAAAGAAATCATAGACAGCGCTATGACAGAGGGCATAAAAATTTGGAGAAAATAGGATGCGAGTCAGCTCAACTATCAAAGCTTTAAGAGAGCGATGCCCATCACTTAGCAAACGTGTCTATGGGGCACTTCAATGGGTCAGCCTGTCAGTTGTTCATCCTGAAAAACTTCCATGTGCTTATGTATTTACCCAGTCAGAAGATCCTAAAACCCTACAGAGTTCAGAAAACTCATATAAGCAGTTAATAACAGCGACTATAGCTGTGGTTCTATGTGTTCCTAGTCTTGATGTTCGAGGACAGGAAGGCGCAGACAAAATTGAAAATTTAAAAGATGAGGTTTTCAAAGCTTTGTTAGGTTGGGCTCCTAATGGCGATCCTCAGTGTGTATATGAATACGCAAATTACAGAGTTATTGATACATCATCCACTCCCGCCATGTGGTGTGTACAGTTAGAGTTCACAGTAGAGTACATGCTTGATACGGATGATACATATATCAAGACAGAACATGAGAATTTAGGCAATTTTGACAAGTTTTATGCTGATGTAGACAAAATTGAATCTGATAAGCCGGATGGAAATATAGATGCAAAACTCAGACTTACAGGGCTTACAGAAGGTAAGGCTAAATCGGAGCCACAAGATCAAACTATTTATAAAGATTTATGGTAACTAAACCAAGGAGAAGACAATAATGTCTGTTTCATTTAATTACGTACCTTCAAATGTACGAGTTCCTTTGTTCTACGCAGAAGTAGACAATTCAATGGCAAATACCGCAACAGCAGAGAAGAAGAGCCTTTTAATCGGTTCAATGACTTCTTCTGGAACTGCAACAGCAGGTGTTCCTACATTAATCACCTCAACTGAACAGGCAAAAACAAAGTTTGGTCGTGGTTCGCCTTTAGCTTTAATGGCAGAGGCATTCCGTAATCAGAATGGTACAGGAGAATTATGGTGTTTACCTGTAGACATTAAGTCAGCTACTGCATCAACAGGCTCAATTACCGTTAAAGGAACAGCAACAGAGAGCGGAGCAGTCTATCTGTATATTGGTTCTCAGCTCGTATCAGTTGCATGTTCTGCAGGAACAACTGCAAATGAAGTCCTAACTGCATTAACTCAGGCAATCAATGCAGATAAAGATTTACCCGTTACAGCTGAAAAGAATGATGAAGATAGTGTAATCACTATTACAGCTAAAGTAGCTGGCATTACTGGAAATGAAATCAGATTGGATAAGAACCTTCAGGGCGACGTTGGTGGAGAATCTGATCTTGCAGGCATTACTCTTACTATCGATGATATGAAAAATGGTTCTGGTGAGCCTGATTATAAAGAAGCTTTTAAGGCTGTTGCCTCAGAAACATTCTGGTTTATTGGAATTGAAAATAATTCTGCTACAGCGCTTGATGCTGTAAAAACCGAGATGAATGATTCCACCGGACGTTGGTCATATGCAAAAATGCAGTATGGTCATGTGTTTACAACCCTCAGAGGTAATACTGAAAGCTTAGTTACTTTTGGTAATACTCGCAATGACCAGCATACCACAGTATTCGGCATTGAAGAGAAGAATGCAGAACCTGCATATATTGTGACAGGCGCTGTTTTAGGTCGTATTGCCGGATTTATTACTAATGATCCTGCCCGTCCTGTACAAACCGGTGAACTGAACGGCTTAATGCAACCAAGTATGGAAAAGCGTTTTAATTTTAATGATAAAAACACTTTACTGCATAATGGAATCGCAACAATTTATTATCAGTCAGGCACTGTAATGATTGAGCGCGCAATCACCACATATCAGGTTAACAAGTTCGGTGATGCAGATAATTCATATCTTGATATCACAACTCTGTATACATTAGCAGAGATCATTACCCGTCTTAAGGGCGTTATTACCTCAAAATATGCACGCCATAAGCTAGCAAATGACGGTACCCGATATGGGGCAGGACAGGCAATTGTTACCCCTTCTGTAATTCGTTCAGAGCTGATTGCTCAGTATTCAGCCATGGAACGTGACGGCCTTGTTGAGAATGCTGAACTGTTCGCTAAGAATCTGATTGTAGAGCGTAATACTTCAGATGTTAACCGTCTTGATGTGCTGTTGCCTCCTGATCTTGTTAATCAGCTTCGCATTTTTGCGTTACAGGCTCAGTTCCGTTTACAGTATTCTGATTAAGAGGAGATTTTTTAAATGGGTAAAAAATTTGCGGGCACCTGTTACATTAAAGCTAACGGTGCTCAGTTATCTGTTGAAGGTTCAGTCGAAATACCTTTATTAAAAACAACCAAAGAAAAGAAAGTAGGTTCTACAGGTGTGGCAGGATACAGTGAGACTAATATAGCTCCATATGTTAAATGTACTGCATTTCTTGAGCCTGACTTTGATATTGATGCACTGTCTGGCAATGATATGACAATTACTGCAGAGCTTGCTAATGGTTGGGTATACACCTTAAATGGTGCATGGCTTGAAGGTGAAGTTGTAGCTAATTCGTCAGACGGTACTGTGTCATTAGAGTTTACAGGCCTTGATGGTCACTTACAGCGTTAGGAGAGAACTAAATGAAATCAGTTGCAGAAACCTTAAAATTATCAGTGCCTATTGAGATGGGCACTGAGACAGTATCTGTTTTAGAGTTCAGAAAGCCTAGTGTTGGTGATATTCGCAGAATTGGTTATCCCATCTTTTTTACTTCAGAAGGCGATCTGAAATTTAATCCTGATATTGTTGCAAAGTATATTTCTACTCTTGCTTCAATACCTCCATCAGCTGTAGATAAGATGTCAATTCCTGATTTCACTGCAGCAGTAGGTGTTGTAACCGGTTTTTTCGGAAGTGGGGATTAAGCCCAAGAACGGAAAAGCAATTTATTGACTGTATCTATTCGACTGCGTATTTCTGGCATCTGTCACCGCTTGATATTGAACAACTTGATGTTGAGCGGTTTGAAGAAATGGTTATACAGTCGAATCGTATTGCAGATGAGATTAATTCACAAAGGGAATAAGAATGGCATCAGCAAATATCAAAGAGTTTAAGGCTCTTTTTACTGTAAGTGATAAAGCTTCACCACAGTTAAAAAAATTAAAGAGTTCTTTTAAAAACTTTGAAAAGGCATCACAGGCTTTTGCATCTAATGCTTCAAAGTTAGGTGCATTAACTCTTGTACCGCTTGCTGGTGCTTTTACTGCAGTAAGTGCAACTGTTAAGAGCTCAATTAGTACATTTACTGATTATGGCTCTTCAGTGAAAGATGCTGCAATAAAACTTGGTACCACCACTGATGCTGTTCAAACTTTAAGACATGCTGCCCAAATGGCTGGCTCTTCAACAGAAGCTCTTGATCAGGGCATGGTTATCTTTAATAAGAATTTAGCTAATGCAGCACAGGGCAAGAACAAAGCCTTAGTTGAAATGTTCCAAAAATTAGGCATTTCAATGAAAAAAGCAAATGGTCAGATGAAGACCACAGCTGAACTAATGCCAGAATTAGCCGATGCAATGAAACGTCAGAAAAACAATTCTGAAAAGGCATATATTGCGACAACCACTTTTGGCAAGTCTGGACAGGAACTGATCCAAATGCTGCAGGATGGTTCTCAGGCTCTTAAAGATTATGCAGACGAGGCAAAACATCTTGGTATTGTTGTGTCAGATGAAGATACCTTAAAAGCAAAATCAATGGGCGACACAATTCAGCGTTTAAAAGATGCTGTTACAGGTTTTAGCCTTGCTATTGGCTTAAAGCTGATACCTTACGTTGAGCCTGTTATTGCATCTATGACTGAGTGGATTGCAACCAATCGAGAATGGATCGCAACAGAAATAGCATCATCAGTTAAGGATTTTGTTGAGTGCATTAAAAAGATTGATTTTAAACAGGTAATTTCTCAAACAGTTACTTTTACCAAAAATCTGGTAAAGCTTTTTAATTATCTTGGTGGAGTCAAAACAGTAGCGATTGTTATATCCACAATATTTGCAAGTAAATTTGTTGTTGCTCTGATAGGTACTATTAGCGCATTCTTGAAGATAGCTACTGCAATCAAAGCTGTAACAGTAGCTACAACTCTGTTTAATATTGCACTTTGGTCAAATCCTATTGTCTTAATTGCAGCTGCCATTATTGCAGCGATTGCAGCTATTGTTGCATCTGTCTATTTTCTTTATAAGAATTGGGATACTGTCTGCAAATGTTGCAAAGATGCATGGAATGCTTTTGTTGGCTTTACCATGTCAACAGTCACAAAAATTAAAGCCTTTTTTGCTAAGATGGTCACTTATATTTTAAGTTCATTGTTACCAATAAAAAAAGCTTGGAATGGTATTAAAAACTGGCTGTCCAATTTATTTAATGATCCTGTAAACACCATGAAAGATACGTTTTTAAGTCTTGTTGGGTTTTATGCGAATTTATGGGGAAACATCGTAGATGTAACTGAATCAACTATCAAATCCTGTTTTGGCGGAATGATTGATTATATCCTTGACGTATTATCTCCAATAAAAAATGCGTGGAACAGTATGAAAAATTGGCTGTCCAATTTATTCAATGATCCTGTAAATACCATAAAAGATACGTTTTTTAGTCTTATCGACTTTTATGTTAATTTATGGGGGAACATTAGAGATGTAACTGAGTCAACACTCAAAGCCGTATTTGGCGAAATGATCGGTTATGTTCTTAATGCATTATCTCCAATAAAGGCTGTGTGGGAAGATATAAAGAACTGGTTATCTGGTTTATTTAACGATCCTGTAAACACCATTAAAGAAACATTCTTAAGCCTAGTCGATTTTTACGCTAATTTATGGCTCAAAATCAAAGATGTATTCTTTGCTCCATTTGAATCTGCAGCAAAAGGCATTAGTAAGATAGGTTCAACACTGTCAAACGGCTGGGATAAAACTAAAAACTTCTTTGGTTTTGGTGATGATTCAAATATAAATGTGCCGGCAACTACTCTTGCAACTGCATCTGGTGGCGCCTTAAAGGGCGATATCAATATCAATGTAAAGTCAGCTGAAGGAACTACAGCTGAAGTTGAGTCAACATCTCAGCATGGCGACGGTCGCATTCAGTATAAGACAAATTCAGGTGTATTAAGGAGCTTGTAATGTTTTCTACCAGATTACGAAAGGCCTCTTTTAATGGTGTGTCTTTTGAAGTTGTAAGCTCTGAATTTAACTTTGGCCGAAGAAATATCACTCATGAATATCCACAGCGTGATATTCCTTACACTGAAGATTTAGGACGTCTTAAAAGACAGTTTACTGTTACAGGCTTTATTATTGGCACTGATTATATTCAGCGAACCAAAAGGCTGATAAATGCCATTGAAGAGCCTAAAAAAGACAGTAACGGTATTGTTTCTGCTTGTAAGCTTATACACCCATGGTTAGGTACGCTTAACGTTTACCCCATTGATACACCAAGGATCACATGGGATGCCGAAAAGCGTATTTCTAACTTCACTCTGACTTTTATTGAAGCTGGTGAATCTAAATACCCACATTCAGCTGGCTTTGATTTTGGCTCAAAGTTAAGAACATGGGCTGATAACTTTGCAGAAAATGTACTGGATACTTTCAATCTATCTGTAGAGGATTTAGATCAGTACACTACTATTGCAACAGATATCGCAAATGGCACATATTTCAATATATTAGGATGTCTTTCAGATTCAACTTTTTCAAAGATTTTTGATTTATCTGATTCCATATCAAATCTTATAACAACAGCAGCATCAGATTTGAGCCATTCCTCTTCCTTTGTTTCATCCCTTTTTGATTCATTAGGAGTAGGCAATTACTCAAATGTTATTCAGAACTGGAGAAATGCAGGGCATGCTGTACTTGATTTAATTCGTTCTGATGAATTAAGTACAACCTCATCAGTCACCAGCACTGCTCATGGGTCATCTCAAGGAACTGCTCAAGGTACGGTTCAAGGAACAGCAGTTGATTTTAGGCAGACTGATATTAACACTCAGAAATCAGAATTAGCTGAAGCTGTAAAAACTTCAGTAAGGCTTACTTTACTTGCTCAGTTAGCCGGTATTGTTTCTCTTGTCGGAACAAACCTGGATGGTGAGAGTGACGGAGACACTGATACTGCCAGAAATACCAAATCTGAAGATGAAATCCTTGCACTTCGTAATGAAGTTCTTTCAGTTATTGAAGCTGAAATGATATATCAGGGTACTGATGACAGTAATCTGTATGAGAGTTTGGAAGAGCTTTACAGCAATGTATACCATTACTTTACAAATGAGGTTCTAGCTGATGGTAAAACCATAACTGTAACTCCTAAAGAGCCACAACCTACTTTGGTTTTAGCTTATGAACAGTATGGCGATACCAGCAGAGTGGATGAAATCATAAGACGTAATAACATTCATTTTCCTTTGTTCATGCAAAAGGTACCAATCAGAATTACAAAATCTGTATCTTAGTGTTTTAACCATTAATTTTTAGACTATAATTCAAAAAAAGAAGGATAGTTGCTATGAAAAAATTAATAGTTTTAATTGCTTTGTTATCATCAATCGGATGTGCAAATGCTTATTGTTCTCCAAAAGATGGCTTTACAGAAGATTGTAATTGGGAAGATGAGGACTTTGCACAACTTGGTTCATTGGAAGACCAGTTAAAAGTAGCTAGAGTCAATAGTATGATTGATCCTATGAGTAGAGGAACGAAAGTAACGATCGACGGCAAAGAATATCGCTGTATACAGCATTCTGACGATTCTATTGAATGTGAAAAATATTAGTTTTTAATTTGTTATGGAGGCCCACTTAATTGTGGGCTTTTTTATGGCCAATAAAAATACAGTTCAGCTTAAAGTTAACAGTTCAACTACATATAACTACTGGTCATCTGTATCGATTACTTCAGAGATTAACGCTTTATCAAGAACTTTTCAGCTGGACATAACTCCAAAAGTTTATGCCCAAAGTGAAATTCCAAAGTTTACTTCTGGTGATGAAATCCAGCTTACAATAGGAGATGATCTTGTACTGACAGGCTTTATTGACTCAACTCCAATCAGTTATAACGGTACATCAGTGACAGCTTCAGTTGTTGGCAGAAGTAAGACAGAGGATTTAGTAGACTGTAACGTAGCTCCACAGGGATATGACTTATCAAGCATTAAAAATAATTCTTGGACAAAGAATATAAATGGCGGTAAATCCTTCGTATCTCCTAATATCTCAAAGGCTGTTACTCAGTTTAAAAACATCCCTTTAAAGCTTGCTGTATCTCAGTTAATAGCTCCTTATGGAATAAAACTTGTCTGTGAGTCAAATAAGGCTGCGGTTAATTCAAATGTTCACTCAACTGTTAAAAACAGTGAAACAGTTTTTAAGGCAATTCAGAATTTAACCAAATCATCAGGTCTGTATTTTATGGATGATGAGTATGGAAATCTGATAATTACTGATACGGACGATCCAAAATCATCAGGAGCAACATTAGAATTAGGAACCAATATTCTGACAGCTTCAACTCAAAAGGATTATAGCCAGCGTTTTTCTCATTACTGGTATGACAACGATCAGAAGGGCAATAATAAGAAGTTTGGCGATGATCTACAGCAGATTTCTAAATGCCAAGATAGTAAGATTAAAAGATTTAGATTTTATCGCTACAAAGAACAGACTATGAACGGGGGCATATCCAATGGCCCTGAACAGGAAGCTAAATATCGTGAAGCTCAATCTAAAAAGATCACCTATACCGTTTTAGGATGGCGCACGGGTAAAGACGGTCTTGAAGGTGATTTGTGGAAGGTAAACACTTTAGTCAAGATTAAAGATGACATTGTGTTAGGTTCTGGAGTTGGTTCAAATTCATCAACAAAAGAAATGCTAATCACCAAAGTCACTTTTACACTTGATAACAATGGAATGATTACCACTCTTGAATGTGTTCCACCAGCAGGATTTAGACAGACAGATGAACCGGCTCAGGAAAAATCAAAAGTCACAAAAAAGAATGGATCATGGTCATCAAAGTCAGAAGTTAAGCTTGTCGGTCAGGATGGCAAATACCATTAAGGATTAAATATGTCGCAGATAGTTCGGTCAACCGTCACAGGTTCTTCAGGTGATTTGAAGCTCAGAGAATTTCAGACAAGATATGATTCTGACACCACCCAAGATGAGATGGAACATATCGAGCCTTATGGTTTCAGTTCAGAGCCTTATACAGACGGTAAGACAGATGCAATTAATCTCTTCTTTGATGATGAACGCAATCATGGTGTAGTTATCAATGTTGCAGACAGGCGCTATCGAATCACTCAGATGAAGACAGGTGAAGTTGTTATCTACGATGATAAGAAACGTCATGTATATTTAAAGCGTGAAGGCATTGAAATTGACGGTGTAGATGATCCTATCACGGTAAAGACAACAAATGACATTATAGCTAAGTGCGATAACTTAACTGCAACCTGTAAAAGTGCTGCATCGGTTAACTGCGACACCTCATCTGTAACATGCAAAACATCTGCAACCGTAACTGCTCCAACAATTATGCTTGACGGAAATGTAACTGTTACAGGCACTCTAATTACAGGCACAAAAGGTGGTGGTATGGCATCATTTGGCGGTACTGTTAATGCTAAGGGGTTAATTCATTCAGAAGATGATATTACAGCCGGATCAATCAGTCTGCAGCACCATGTTCATACTGGTGTTCAAGGTGGTAGCGAAAATACAGGAACCCCAAGTTAATGAATATATCAGAAAGAATAATCCCAGTATGGTCATTTGATAAAGGATCATGGTACAGAACTGATGATCTTTGCAGTTTATTTGACAATATTGTTTATTGTCATGATAAGTCGTATCGATGTACTTCGGCTGAAGACATACTTGGAGTTAAATGTTATTACATACAAAAAGACGGTTTATTCCGTCTTTTTGATTTTTCGGCCAGCCATATTTGCAGAAAACAGTTAAAGAGGCTTGAGTATTTATGCAGATGTTCTTAAACAACTCACTTGTAACGGCAGATATGAATGACAGCCTATCAAGAGCTGTTGTTATCAGCCTGTTCACATGGAGACGTGCAGACACTGGAGATGTTTATGACGGTTCTAATAAATACGGTTGGTGGGGTGATACCTATCCTGTCGAGCCAGGTGACAAAATTGGCTCTAAGTTATGGCAACTCTTAAGACGTAAGCTGACTGATGATGTTATAGCAGAGGTTGAAGAGGTTTCAAGAGATTCTCTTCAGTGGATGATAGATGACGGTATCTGCTCAAATGTAGATGTATCTGTAGAGCGTTCTGAAATTAACAGAGTGAATATCAGTGTTGTATTAACAGTTGACGGTAAACAGACAAGTTATAAGTTTAAAGAGGTATAAATGAATAATTTAAGGCCAAAATTGAGTGACATCATCACAAGAATTGAGAATGATGCAACATCACGCTTAACTTCAGAAGAATTAAGACGCTCTGACTTATCTGTTTTTATCCGTGTCATTGCTGGTGTGTCTCATTCAATTTATGCAGCACTTGATTATTACAAAAATCAGCTGTTTTCTGATTCAGCTGAAACTGCTTATCTTGAAAGGCGAGCTTCTATTTTCAATCTGACTAGAAAAACAGCAACGAAAGCAACGGGAGAAGTTAAGTTTAACTATTATAACGACGTTGTGGATGTCCCTGTAGGCACCCTGTTGCAGTCTCAGTCTGGTATACAGTATCAAACCACTTCAAGCCCAAATTCAGAAGGAATTACTTCGGTAAAAGCAATTCTATCTGGTAAAGCTTATAACCTTAACAAAGGCAATACACTTGATCTTGTCAATTCATTAAAAGGTGTTGCCAATGCGATAGTACATTCAGATATTGCTGGCGGAATAGATGTAGAGACAGATGATAAGTTAAGACAACGCATTCTTTTTCGTACTCAGGAACCACCAAGACAGGGAACTAAAGCTGATTATATTGCCTGGGCAAAAGAAGTTACAGGAGTTGGTTTTGCCTGGTGTTTTCCTAAAGAATTAGGTGTTGGAACTGTTACAGTAAGATTCTTATGTAATGATTATTCAATGCCAGACACTGCACTTATAAATAAAGTTCAGAAACATCTTGAAAGTAAAGCTTCAGTTTTAGCTGCTATCTATGCTGTAGCGCCTGTAGAGCAGAAAATTAATTTCAAATTAAAAATAACTCCTTCAACGCTGGCTGTTAGAAACGCCGCCGTAGAAGCTATCCATAATCTTTTTAAATCTGAAGCTGAGCCCGGTGGCACTATATATCTGTCTCATATTCATCTTGCCTTATCATCCGTAGCTGATGAGATTGATCACACCATTATTGAACCGGCAACAGATGTAGTTGCTCAGTCTAATTCTTATCTGCCTACCGTGGGAGATATAACATGGGAAGAGTAAGTTTCACTACTGATAACTATTATGATGCAATGAAAAAACTGTTACCGCAAGGACCAGCCTGGGAACTTGAAGACAACACTTTCTTCATGAAGATGTTATATCTTGCTGCCCTTGAATTTGCACGACTTGATGCTGACATTTCTAAAATGATTGATGAATCTGATCCACAGTCAGCCTCAGTAACTCTTTTAGACTGGTTTCATCAGTGGGGTATTCCTGAAGAATGTCGAGCTGAAGATGATGATCTTGAAGTTTTAAGAACAGAACTGTTAATTAAAATCAGAACGTTAGGCCTTACATTTCAAGAGCTTGTTTATCTGATAGGGCAGTCATGCGGTTATTCAGAAACGAAAATTGATGCTAAACGTGTTTTTACTGTTGCATCGACTGTCGATGACGCCCTTTATTCAGAAATATGGGCTAACTGGTTCTATACAATTAACGTCGAGAAAGTTAACTCCATTCCCTTTAAAACCACTTCAAGAGTATCTGAACGTCTTCAGAAATGGGGAAATGAGCTATTTGAGTGTTTAGTTAAACACTATACACCGGCTCATACTTCAACAATTTTCACTTACGGTAAATAAGGAAAAATATATGTTTAACGGATATAAAAAAGACATTGCAGCTGCAGCACCAAAAATTGAAGAACTGCAGGAAGGATATCCAACAGAAGGAAGTCCTTCGCTTGGTATTCCCGCAACTCAGCCTGGTGCAGCATGGTTTCATATGATAACTACTGAGCTTCTTAATGCTATAAAAGAACTTGGAGTTTTACCTGACAAGAATTCTCTCAATCAACTTGCAACAGCTATCTTAACTTTAAAATTTCCAACAGGAACAGCATTTGAATATTTAAGAGATAAAAATTATTCAAAAAATGACATTGTCTTTACCGACGAACGTCTATATCTCTGTATGGCAAATAACGGTCCTGCCTCATCAGTTGTTAAGCCAGGTACTAACGATTCTGTCTGGCAAAAAATTCCTCTTAAACAGGATGTATTAGCTTTAGTTCCAGATTCCACCACTACTGTAAAAGGTATTGTTCAGCTAAGTGACAATATTACAGCAGATGCTTCAAGCACTACCAAGGCTGTAACTCCACACGCAATTGTTCAGCAGAATTATGCTAAATCTATCAACGGCGTTAAGCCAGATACATCCGGTAATGTATCCATAACGCGTGTAAATTCGGCCGCATCAGCAGATACAGCAAAATCTGCAACTAATGCTACTAATGCCACTCATGCTACAACAGCAGATGAGTCGACTAATACTTATAACTTAAGAGCTACTTCAAATGCTGACCACTTTGTAAGATCAGAATGGGATGGTTCATACTTCTGGACTTGGGTTAGAGCTCCTGATGGTGGGTATAGAGCTGTTCTTGTTGAGCGTGCTAAATCAGCTGGTTATGCTGATAGCGCAGGTACAGCTGGCTATGCCTCTCGTTCAGCTAATAACGGTAGCTTCTTTATTAACGGATACGAGGTAAGCGTTGGCTAATGGCAACAATTAAAATCAATTATGGTGGCACTACCTATTCAATGGTAAAGACATCATCAAAGATAACATCTCCTAGTGTAGCTGTTGATGGTGGATGGATTCCATGTTTTAAAGGTGATAGATTTGCAGAGGTTAAGAGTGGTGACAGAATTTATACATTATCACCTTTAATGGTTAACGGCTATCGCATGGCTTGTGGAAGTAGAATAGCTTTTAATGGTACTGTTTATGTACATATTCCTTATAGACTTACATATATAGGAAGTGCTTCTGATTCGTCATGGAGATTTGGACTTCTCCCTATAAGAACAGCTTCTACAAATGTAACTGGTTATTCATGTATTCTGAGTAATGTTATTTGGGCAATTCGTGAGATGAACCCAACAGGTTCATTTGGCGATGGTTTCCCTTCTAATGCTTCAATAACACAAAATCTTATAGCAAATTATACAGTATTTGATTCTAGTCATAATGCTGTTAAAACGGGTGCTATTACTAATAAACTAATTACTATAGACCCTGTAGGAAAGACACCAGGCGAATATGAAGAGAAAATTGCAATATAGGTAATTATATATGGACATTATTTATAAATCAGTTTCTTATTTTGGACAAAAACGAGAGAATTTACACTTTATTGATTTATCTGTTGATGGCAAGAACTACGGAAACTTAATCATAGCAATTAATACAGAATTAGGCGCAAAATTAAATAACTACTGCTTAGATAAAGAACAGGCGATTAAAGTTGAAGATACAGGTGAAGATCTAACTTTAATTGCTGTAGATGGTGATTCTTTACTTTTAAGTATTAAGGATGCTGTATATGTGTACTTTGATACTGTAGCCCAGCAAAAGGAATTTACAGGATACTTAGACTGTTTGGCATCTGCGAACTCAAATGATGAGAACAAAGTCCGTTATTCTCTGATATTTAGCTCATGGATTGATGAGAACTTAGCAATTTTTAATCAGATTTGTGAAGACTACAAAAATGAAAAGATTGACAATCTATCCATTGATTATGTAACAGAAAATTTTACAGATATAAACTGGGATGCCAAAGTAGATAACAAATTATCTATATTAGAAAATGCTGTGTCTGACTTAGGTGGTGTTATATCAGACATGAATACAGATGACACTACAACCGAAGATGCGATCGCAGAACTAGGATCAATGATTTCAGATATTTATGCTCAACTAGAGGAGTTAAAAAAGAATGGTTAAATTTTATTTAATGCGTATCAATCGTGGAATTATGACTATTGACGAAGTACCAGCTTTATGGCGTGAAAAGGTAAAAACACTTTTAAAGGAGGCTGAGAAGAACAAATAATGTACACAAGACTTCATGCCGACGAAAACGGCATTGTTGGCAATGGCGTTAAGTTTGAGCGCATCAGACGTGTCACTGGCTATCTTGTTGGCACTCTGGACAGGTTCAATGATGCCAAAAAGGCCGAGGTGCATGACAGAGTTAAGCATATGCACGCATAAAAATAGCCCCATCTTTAGGGGCTATTTGTTGTCGTACCAACCTTACAAAGATTTATAAGCCTTCTATTTAAGCTGACTTTTTAGGATAAGTCAGCTGAAATCTCTCTAACTTACTTACTGATATATCAGTTGCAACAGCTGACTCATACAGCCTTGCATCTGGTATGTTATCAAGTGCCAGTACCAACTTCATAGCCTGTGCTTTGATATCTCTCAGTTCCTTACATGCTTTCAGAATATCAGGTCTGAATAACTTGTGATAGTAAACCACATGATCAATTGCCTGAGCTTCATCATCAGACAGCAGCATTTCAGATTCATTTCTTGCATGTTCTTCTTCAGCCTTGTTGAGACCAATAGCGTAACCCTGCTTAAAAGCACGTGAGGTTATATCAAGAGCGCGTGCTAATACTTCACGATTAACACCATAAGATTCAAACAGGGCAGTGAGCTGTTCAACGTACCAGCTTTTTTTAGTTGCTGGTTCTTTGTTTTCTGACTTTGCAACATAGGCACCACGTTTTCTAATTTCTGGAAGCACTTCATTACAAATCCACTGCCTGAACTCACGGGCAATCTTAGAGTTAGATCTCATCATTACAAAGTAAAGCTGAGGTTCGGTGATCATGGTGCATTGTTGACCATGGTTATTAGCGTCTTTGAGGAGGGCGGAATTTAATTCCGTGCTCCCAAACTCTTCTTTGATCTGATTAGCAGTCTTGTTAGATTGAGCTAAGTTTAGTGATGCACATACATCTGCAAGGCAAAAGAGCACTTCACCTTTATCGTTCTGTTCTACACGGATATTTGAGTTGTGAAAATTATATGAAGTTAGATTTGTGTTAGACATGATAATGTCTCCTTTTGGTTTTATTTTTGATTCAACCCTTTTTTGAAGAGGGGCGGTGGTGCTCAAAAACCTGCCAAAAGATCAGGCGGTGCTTATTCAGTATATTCACACCACACCACCATAGAGCAGATACAATAAGTCTAAGCTTATTATATGTAATATGGTGAGATTGACGTGTGTCGCCAAGTCTGCGCTTTTGGTTGTCGTGTTTTTGAAGCACGGTAGGGAAGTCCCTACATCGGCGATAATAGCGCAGAAAAATTGGAGCGTCAAGGTTTTGTTACATATTCAATCTTCGACTTTTGAAGTTGTCATAACAGCAAATCTGCGCCACCTTTTAAGCAATGATCAACAAAGTCACACCATTGTTGCATTGCTTCACGTCGTTTCTCTAATAGATCACTTCTATCATAAGCTAGCTGTGTTGATGTTCCTACAGTATGAGCTAAACACTTCTCTGCAACATCAAAAGGAATATCATGATCGTGCATCCAGGTACGACCAATTGAACGTATGCCATGAGGCACAAGCTTGTCTTTAAAGCCGTGACGACGTAAAAACAATGAAGCTGAGTTGGTGCTAAAGTGCTGCACTACTTTACCTTGAGTTGCAGGGAATACATACTTACCTACTCGTGGGCGGTTAAGCAGCAAAGTAAGCATTTGCTTTGTAATTGGTACCACATGAGGTAGTTTCATCTTCATGACCTCTGCAGGTACTGTAATTGTGTTATCTTCAAAATTGATCCAAGACCATTCTAAGCTACAGTATTCATTAGGTCTTAACAGAGTGTAAAAGCCTGTAAGCAGTACTTCCCATGTAGCACGAGCTTTAAGCCCATATACCTGTAGCTCTTTAAGAACTGTAGGCAACTGTGAGTAGTGTACTGAAGGTCTGTTCTTAATAACAGTTTTAACAGGAAAAACAGAGTAGAGATTTTGAAAACGTAGCTCTTTAACGTAGCCAATGTTCATAGCATAGATGTCGATCTCTTTTATATACATGCAAATACGCTTAATGGTTTCGTATTTACCTCTGGTATAAAGATCCTGTTTTAAGATCTCAACAAAAGCTACAGGAGTAATAGCTTTGTAGTCGATCTTACCTAATGAAGGTAGGATATAGCGCTCAATACGGTTTGAGATGTCCTGCCAGTTCTTTACTTTAACCTTCTTAACTTCAATCCACTCATAGTAGATATCTTCAAATGTATGAACCTTTTCTTTAATAACAGGAGAACCTTCAAATTTAGCCTGGGCTTTTAAAAGAGATAGCTGCTCTCTAGCTTCTTTGATAGATAATTCAGGGAATGATCCTAGTTTCTTACTTATCTTTTTACCATCAGATCTAAAATTAGCAATCCAATTTTTAATACCTGAGGGTAGTATGCGCAGGTATAAGCCATTACCATCAGCTAAGTTGTATTCCTTATCTTTTGCTTGAGCTTTTTTAATTTCTAAAAATGTAAGCATAAATGCTCCTAAATTCTCCATGTGGCGTTTAGCCGTTTTTGTGACTGTACATTTGTAAACGCCACATAAGCGCCACATATTATAGCATTTATTTGATACTAGCTATGATAGTAGCTCTGCTAGTATCACCGATTTTTAACGATTATTTTATTGAAAATTAAGAAAAAATTGAAAGGGTAATTAGCTGATTTTAGATACAAAAAAAGCACCTAAAAGGTGCTATGGCGGTGAGAACGGGATTCGAACCCGTGATACGCGTTAACGTATACACGCTTTC